AAAATACTCTTTCATTTTAACTTTTTTCTTAAGTTCTTTATTTTCAATAGGTTCTGATTTACTAACTGGTTTTACACTACTGATATTATTAGGTTTAATAGAAGAAAGTCTATTTTTTCTAAGTCTTTCTAAATTTTTTTTACCTATATATTCTTCCATTAGCTCTTCAGGAAGTTCATCCATAAAAGAAGCTAACTCTCTACGAATCTCATCTTCTACTGCTGGAATTACATCTTGAACAGAAACTTGTTCAGGATCAATACCTAAAGCATCTGCATTATCCATAGTCCAGAGCATAGCATCGGCAATTCGAGCGATAGTCTTAGGAGATCTAGGTAAAGTTTTATGTGCATCTAAAGCTTGTTCTATTTCAATTTCTAATTTTTGAGCTTCTTCTGCCTGTAACTGGGCCATTCTAGCATTTTTAGCAGTTTCTTCTTGTTCTTTAAGTTTTTTACGAGCTTCAGCTAGTTCTCTTTCTAGTTGTTCTTTTGCTTTCATTTCTGGAGATTTTTTACGTTCTTCTACTTCTTGGCGAAGCCATTCTTCACCAAGTTTAAGAGGATCTAGTCCTAATTCTTTTAAAGTATTTTTTGGATCCTGTAAAAGTTTTTTTACTTCTTGCTCAAAGTTTTTTTCAAGTTCGCGTTTTTGCTGCATAGACATTTGGCTTACTTCAGCAAGTTGTAATTTACGAATAATATCTTCTTCATTAGTAAGATCAAGTTTTACTGTTTTTTCTTTACCATTTACTTTAATCTTATACTCTCTGATCATATCTTTAATTTCTTGCTCAGTAGCGCCATCTTCAATAGCATCTTCTACTTCTTGTTTAAATTCTTCATCTGTTTCAGCTTTAATCTCACTATTAGTTTCAGCAGATTCATTACTAGCTTCTAGGGTTTCCTGTACTTGATCTTGTGATTCTTCAATTACTTGATCTCCTGCGTTTCCTCCAAATCCTGCATCATTTGAAGTGATAGCATCATCTACAATAGGGGTTTCATTTTGATCTGACATGTTTTTCTCCTTGTTAATAGTCCTTTATGGATATATTAATAATTAACCATCCTTTTTGGGTAGGTTATTAGTTGTTACTTGTTCCTAGAGGTAACCCTGTTCTAGGATCTAAAGGTGGTTGAGCAGGTTCAGGCAAATTACCTTGAACTTGTGTAGTTTCTGCTAACCGATTTTCTTGTATATCTGACATTGGCGTTAAAGGTTGATTAGGCATATCAGGATTTACACTTTGTGGTGACACAGGACTTCCAGTTGGTGGACCTAAAGGTTGTTCACCAATTAATGCTAACAAATTAGGATCAGTTGTTTGTAATAATTCAATGTGTTCTTGAATATGAGCTAGAACTCTAGCGGTTAGCTCTTGATCATTTCTAAGATCAGGATCAGACAAAACGTTCATGTGTTCTCGAATGTGTAAAGAATGCTGATCAACTGCTGTTGCTATGACATCAGTTTCACCTTCTGAAAGTTTTTCATTTTCTGCTCTAATTAGAAGTAACTGATTACTCGGACCTTCAGTCATAGTTTCTAATCTACCAGAATTAATTACGCTAAAGTACTGTTCTGGAGTGTTAATGACTCCCATTTGAATTAAGTTATCTGCCATTTGTACTCTACCTGCTGTAGTACTAGCTAAAGCGTTTCCTACATCGACTACAACTCTAGAAATACTGCTAATATCTTTAGACGAGAATTCTTGCATTTTCATTCTATTTGATTTACCAGTAATAGCAGCAACTCTAGGAACTTTTGCAAAATCTTGAAGAAGCTCAACAAGACCTGTTCCAATATTTTCTACAAGGGTAACATAAGATTGTTGTAATCCAGAAATAAACTGTAGAGCTTGAGATTGAACTAAAGCTAAAGCAGTTCCAGACTTAAGTGAACTTTCAGGATTACCTCTTGCTACTGAGTTAATACCAGAAATAGTCTCCATATCTCTAACCAACATTGATAAGAAATTGTATGTTTCAGGAGCAGTTTGAGTAAGTTGAAGTGCTTCTGGTTTGCCCGATTGACCTCCAGGTACAACGGGGTTGTAATCAATAAAATTCATACCTTCTTCAATTTGTGTGATTCTAATATCATTACCTCTTGGATTTAATATACTTTGAACTCCAAAAGCATTATTATTAGTTAAAATTGTAGAATACATACTATTTGCTGCTTCCTGTAAAGGCATTAAATCAAACATAGGACTATATCCATAGGGAGTTCCTAGATAATGACTTGGCATAATAGAATATACAGGTAAATTTCTATATGGCATAGTAGTGTCAATAAGTACAGTATCTGAATCAATGTAAAGAACGTACCTGCCTTCAGGAAGACTTTCTGATCGTTTATGAAAAAATTCATAAACAGGAATATCAACAGTCTCATCTAATGAACTTAACGACATTCTATAGTAGTTATTATCACTTCTAGTTTTAGCTTTTAATATATTTTCTTTCTGTTCTGGGTATTTTGCAGCCAAATCGTATTTATTTTTAAAAGTACGACATAATACCCAATCATGGTCCATGGGGGATTCTTTAGTTGAATCAAATACTACATCGAATGGAGATAGATTCCTAAACTCAACGTCACCTTCATATACTGGCGCTGGATCTAACTTATGACCTTGTTCATCAACTGGTTCCCCTTGTTCATTATAATCATAGATCTCATCTTCAAATGGTTCAATATAATCATAAATTTTACCAGAAGTAGCGTTCCACTCCATTTTAACATATCCTGCTCCAAGCACAATAGCATATTCAACTGCAGTTTTTAAATAACTTTCTAATTTTTTTTCTCTTAAATAGTACTCTAATAAAGAATTTGCTAAATTGGTTTGTACTTGAGATTTATAGTCAGTATTGGTTGATCTTGCTTGAAATGCAGGTCTACTTGAAGTTATCATAGTATGCATATGTCTTGCAATATTTCTATAATGATTTACAGGTAGATTTGCCAACTCTCCCGCTTCTCCTGAAAAATTAATAGCATGTGAATCTGTGTAGTAAGACGAGTAATATGAACCGTGGTAAGCTTCCCAGCTTTTTCTTAACTTATCTATATAACGATTAGCATTTAATAAATTAAACCAATTATTACTTTTGTTAATTAAATGAGCTACACACTTTTCAGGCTCATCTGCTGCAAAATAAATATTACTACTCATAATCTATCCTTTATTACTTTTTTTATAATTACATATTCCATACATAATATCTTTAGCTAAACTTCTTTCTTTATCTTTTATATTACTAGGTACAAATATACTATCACCTTTTAAATCAAAATAATCATTTGGATAAGGGTTTCTATTTATATCAATATTTCTAACCATATATAATAAAGCATCTACCGCATCACAATGGTTTGCTCTTAGCTCACCATTTGATGATGCTTTTACATGCTGAAACCCTTTTCTGTTACCATTTCTATCTGTTTTCCATCTAGCCATTTTTAAATGATATCTTAAATTTTTACATTGAGGGTGTATAATAATTTTACCCTGTTTAATCCAAAGTCGTAGCTTATTAACTTGAGCTTCTTTGTTGTCTTTTTGTGTGGGGTAAAATTTTAATCCATGTTCTTGATACAAATCATTTAATAAAAATAAATTATTATTATCCATAATTCGCATAAAAGGTTCTTTTACTTCTCCAGTTAACTTATTTGTATAAAGTAACTTTTCTTTTCGTTTTATACCATCAACTATATCTTGAGTAGTAAGATCCATTTTTTGTCCACCTAATACTAACTCATCCAATATAATTAGTTGAGAGTTTAGAAAATCATAATAACCAAATAATACCACAGTTAAATCTCTTACTGCAGGATCTCCTGAAACATAAGCATCAAAAAAACTAGGCATTTCTACCTGTTTTACTATGTCTCTTTCAAGCTCAGTATTGTACTCTGGTATAACCATTATATCTGAATCAATTGCTGACTCGCATAAGTATTCTCTTCTAAATTGAGGATCTCTATCCCCTTGAGGATATTCATTAATAGTTTGTCTTATTATTTCTTCAGTAAACATAGGATTGTCATAAATTGTATACTTTATTAAAGTTCCTTCTGCATCTGCTGGAGCAACAAACTCTGTCATAAATTCGTGATCAGGTTCTCTGCTTGGAGTAGAAGCCAACACTATCTTACCAGAGACAGTCTTAGTAGTAGGTGATAGAACAGATTTTACTGAATAATCCAAATCGTCTACAAATCCTGCTTCGTCTACTAAACACAGGTCTGCATACCCTCCTCGAAGATTTTCAATATTTCCTGAGTCAGAACCAGCAAACTGTATTTCAGATCCATTAGGGAATCTGTATACTTTATCAGCCTCTTTGTATTCAGGTACTAAATCTGGAGGACAATCTTCAAGTATTGCCCTCATAATTGGTCTAACAATAGTCTTAACCATTTTTTGTTTAGGACAAACATATTTGACAATACTATTAGGTTTTTTAATACAAACTTCAGTTCCTACAGCACAAAGAACAAAAGACTTGCCACTTCTTCGAGATACTAGAAAAACAGTTCTTTCATTTGGGTTATCAATGATTGCCTTACGCATTTCTTTTTGAATACCCCTAAGTTTCCATTCCAAGTTACCCAATCTCCATAACTTATCAATGGCTTGTTTTTTAGTTAGGGTATTACTTTTTTCCATCTACAATCCTAAGTAACTCGGCTTCAGTTGTAGTCTTGCCTGGCTTTTCTTTTTTATCTATCTTACCTCGAGCCATCCTTAAGTTCTTATGTAGCAAGTCTAATGTTTTTGCTTCATCAGAAGTTAAAGTTCTAACCATAGATTGTTTTTTAAAATTGTCTAAAGCTTTTTGGCATATAAATTCAATGTTAGTAATATGAAGTTCTTCAGTAATATTGTAAGTTTCTAACACTTTGCGTAATCTTAGTACTTCTTTTTGAAGTTCTTCTATAGTATCAGGTATACTATTCTCAATAGCTTTGACTTCTAGTTGGTCAATTAAATCATCTATTTTTTTAGTCATATCTAAAACTGTATTTTCTTACCTTCTTGATATCCCATAGTAGATAATCTAGAATCTCTAATAGCCTTTTCTCTTAGGGAGTTTTCTTTAATTTGATCGATATTTAATTTTAATCGTTCAATTTTTAATTGCTCTTCAAGTTTATCAACTTCTGTAACATTCTTTTTTTCAAACTTTTTATTTAAGTATATGACTAACCCTGTAAGACTCGATAGAGCAATTACAATTAATGAATCAGACAAACTTGGTGTCTTGTAGATCATAAATCCAGAATAGATAGTAGGGAGTAAAAGTAGGTAGTAGTGAAATAACTTCACGATAGATTTCTCCTTTTGGTAAACAACTTTAATATCATCAAATGGTAGATATTAAATTCGTTATCTCTAGGTTAAGGGTTTTTGGGCTTCCAGTCCTTAAGTATACGTTTCTTAAGTTTTTCAAAGCTACTCTTCTTTTTCTTTTTACTTGAAGGTCCAGCGTAGGATTGCTTGTAAATAGGTTTTAAGCTTTGAAATGTATTAGCACTGTTGGCCATATTATTCTCTAAAATAAGTTGTTAAATCTAGTATAATATATCAAATATATTTAA